AGCAGGTGTTGAATTGATTGATGCTATTGACGATGTATCTGCTTATACCGTTGCAATTAATGATGAAACTACAACCTTTATGGCTGCTACATCTATAGATGCGGCGGCGGCAGGTACGTTTGTGTATGGTACTCAAACTCAAGCAGTTATTGCATCAGAAGATACAATTGATGCAGTTGCAGCTATTACTGGGTCACCTGCAGCAGCTACTGCACGAGTGTGGGCAATTGTTGTTGACGTTAACGAGGCAACTCGTGGCGCAGCAGAAGTTGACCGTGACACACTTGCATAATTAAAATACTCTGAGGGGCTGTTATTTAATGGCCCCTCTAAGCTTATCTAACGGAAGGACTCCAAAAAATGGCTATCACAACAGCAATGTGTACGAGCTTTAAATCAGAACTTTTGGGTGGTACTCATGATTTGGATACCCATAATATTTATTTGGCCCTGATTAAAGCCTCTCCTACAGGCACATATGACGCAACTACTACTAACTACTCTGATGTAACAGGTAACTCTGACGAAGCTACAGGTACAGGTTATTCAGCAGGTGGACAATTACTAGACAACGTTACTATATCAGTAGATGGCACAACAGCTATCGTTGATATTGACGATGAGGTATTTACCTCTTCAACTATTTCTGCAGACGGTTGTATTCTTTACAATGCATCTGCTTCAAACAAAGCAATCGCAGTGATTGATTTTGGTGGAACACAAACATCTACAAACGGTGACTATACTATCCAGTTCCCAACTGCAGACGCATCAAACGCTATCATTCGTATCGCTTAATAGGAGCATAGACTATGGCTCTCGTAATTAAAGACAGAGTAAAACAAACAACTACCACTACAGGTACAGGTACGCTTACCCTGAATGGTACAGTAGATGGCTTCCAGACTTTTGCTGCTGCTTTGTCTGACGGTGATACTACTTACTATAGTATCTTTGAGCCTAGCACTAATAACTGGGAAGTCGGGCTAGGAACATGGACAGAAGGTTCATCACTCCTAGCTCGTACTACCGTACTAGCAAGTTCTAACTCAGGAAGTGCTGTTAACCTTACTGCACAAGCTGAAGTATTTATTTCACAACCTGCAGGTAAAGCTGCATTCTTTAATGCTGACGGTGATCTTGAGCTTAATCGTGATCCTCAAACGGCACTACAAGCTGCGACAAAAGAGTACGTAGACACGATTGCTGCTGCAGGTTTGCACTATCATGATCCTGTACGTGTTGAGCGTGAAGGTAACCTAAGTGCTGATTACGACAATGGTACTGCAGGTGTAGGTGCTACACTTACTAACAACAGCACACAAGCTGCACTAGTCATTGATGGTGTTACACTAAGCACAAATGACCGTGTACTTATTTATGAACAAACAGATGCTACACAGAACGGTGTATACACTGTAACTAACACAGGTTCTGCAAGCACTAACTGGGTACTAACCCGTTCTACAGACACAGATAGCTATGCCCCATCTGACCCTAACTCGTTTGGTAAAGGTGACGCATTCTTCGTACTAGAAGGTGCGGCAGGTGCAGGTGAATTATATGTGATGAACACTGAAGGTACTATTACCTTTGGTACAACTAATATTACATTTACACAAGTTGCAGCTACTGCTGTATACAGTGCAGGTAACGGTATTACACTAACAGGTACTGTCTTTTCTGCGGATGCAGGTACAGGTGTTACTGTAGATGGCTCTGGTATTAATATTGGTCAGGCTGTAGAAACAAGCTCTGATGTGACATTTAACACTGTAACAGCAGACCTAACAGGTGATGTCACAGGTAACGTTACTGGTGCAGTCACAGGTAATGCTTCTACAGCTACCGCCCTACAGACTGCTCGTAACATTGGCGGTGTATCATTTGATGGTACAGCAAGTATTAACCTACCAGGTGTTAACACTACAGGTAACCAAGACACAACAGGCAATGCAGCTACTGCAACAGCTTGGGAAACAGGGCGTACTATCAGCCTGACAGGTGATGTTACTGGTAGTGTTACAGGTGTAGACGGTACAGGTAACGCAACTATTGCAACTACTATTGCTGCTGATTCTGTAGCACTAGGTACTGACACTACAGGTAACTACGTAACGTCTGTGGCTTCAGGCAACTACATTACAGGTGGTGCTGCAGGTTCCGAAGGTGCTGCTCTTACGATTGGCGTAGATGCTACACCTAATAACACAGCATCCAAAGTTGTAGCTCGTGATGCATCAGGTAACTTTAGTGCAGGTACTATTACTGCTGCTCTTAGTGGTAACGCAAGTACAGCTACAGCATTAGCTACTTCACGTACAATTAGTCTTACAGGTGATGTATCAGGAAGCACTAGCTTTAATGGTGGTGGTAATGTAAGTATCACAGCAACTGTTGCAGATGATAGCCACAACCACGTTATATCAAACGTAGATGGCTTGCAGTCTGCACTTGATGGTAAGTTAAGCACATCGGGTACGGCAGCAAACTCTCAGCTACTTGATAGCATAGACAGTTCGCAGTTCTTGCGTAGTGATACCAATGACACAATGACAGGCTCTTTAACTGTTGATAATGAATTAACAATCATAAATGGAAACGGCTCCAATACACATTGGAACTATGCAAACGGTAGTACTAACTACGTCAGAGGCACACTTACATACTTTGATACTGCTATTGATATGAATGCTAACGCAATATATGACACAGGTCATATTAGTGTTGGCGATCACACACACATATTAAAAGACGATGATCTAAAATTCATTGCACCTAGTGCTGCCACTGGCATACAATCTCAACGAATAGTTTGGTGGAATGAAACTGAAGCTGGTGTTATGGCTGATATTTCAGTTGATCGTACAGCACTTACCTATGCCCCTGCTGCTTTGGTCTTTAAGGTTACTGATAATGTTGACACTGCCTTTAACAATGGCGAAGGAAACATCACAGAAAAGCTAAGAATAACCTATGACGGTGTGTTCACTAACGATGGTAGTTTCCGTGAGGACTATAATGACTTAGGTGTCGGAAGTAGCTTTACTTGTAACGTCAATAGTGCGGGTGCTTTTGCTTGTGTAATGAATGCCAACAGCACTTTTACATTTACAAGCCCAACATCAGGGTATTCTACTGCATTTATTCTGCAAATAACAGGCAACGGCGGCACAATCACTTGGCCTACATCAGTTAAATGGGCTGGCGGCACTGCGCCTGATGCACCAGCAAGTGGTGAAATTGACATTTATGTGTTCTGGACAAGGGACGGTGGTGGCAATTGGTACGGCGTTCAATCCGTAGACGCAGCGGCATAAGGAGTAACTTATGGCCTACTCTACTAATCCTTTCTCCGTAGCTACCTTTGGTGAAAGCTATGAACAGGCCGATGCTTCCTTTAGCATTACAGGTGTAGCAGGTACAGGTGTAATCAATGGTGCAGGAGTTAGCGTTAGCTCACGTACTACTATTATCCTTACGGGTGTACAAGCTAACGGCGCAGCAGGTAGTGCAACAGCGGCAGCAGAAGCAGTAGTTGCACCAACGGGTGTAGCAGGTACAGGTGCAGCAGATGATGGCCTAACATTTATCTTAGGCGTTGGTACTACACCTACTATTACTGGTGTATCTGCTACAGGTAATATAACTAGCTCTAACTCATTCTCAACATTTACAGCAGAGGGTGATGCACAACTTTCTACAGCACAACAAAAGTTTGGCACTGCATCATTACTGTTAGATGGAACAGATGATTATGTAGAGTCTGATAGTAACATTGATTTAAGTTCAGGTGATTTCACAGTAGATATGTGGATTAGACCTGACAACGTTACAGGTTATAAAGGACTATTTCAGTCTGGTACAAGTTCTCTATTAAGTGTTTATTTAATAGGAGATCAAGTCCAAGGTACTGTTGCAGGATCAACGACTCTCTTTATTTCTGATACCAGAGTTTCTGCAAATGTCTGGACTATGATTACGGTTGAACGTGAAGGAAACGTTCATAGACTATACATTAACGGAACATTAGAGGAATCAGGTTCTACTGCTAACCGCCCAGACAATGGTACTTTTACTGTAGGTAAAAATGGTTTTGGTGATTTTGATGGTTACATTGACGAAGTAAGACTTTCTGATGTAGCAAAATATACTGGAACAGGCTTTACTCCACCTACCTCTGCCTTTGCAGTAGATGATGACACATTAGCATTACTACACTTTGATGGTACAAATGCTTCTACAGACATTGTAAATGCAGCTAACCTTGCTTACCTTACTGTTGATGCAGGATTTGGCCCAACTATCCAACCTGTAGGGTTTGGCTTAGAGATTATCACTGACTCACTTCTAGTAGATGGTGACGAAGTTGTAGTTGAGTCGGATGCTAACATCAGTCTAGCAGGTAAAGGTGTAGCAGGTACAGTATCAGGAAATACTGTTACAACAGATTGTCAAGCTGTAGTATTGCCAGTGGGTGTACAGGGTACGTTTACTGTAGGTGATGAAACAATTAACGCAGTACAGTTTGACTATGAGTCAATTAAAGCTGACTACAGTAGACCACGTACAATATACATTGCGGCAGCTTCGTCTAATACAAACATGTCACATGTACGTGCAGCATAATAGGAATATATAATGTCATTAAAGTGGCCTAACAAAGACCCAGATGAACTAGCTGATTACAGCATTGATTGGTCACGTTTTATTACACCTGCAACTATTAACAGTGTTACGTGGTCGGTTGATAATGCAGATGGTGTTAAAACGGAATTAGTTCCTAGTGGTCAAGTAGTACATGGAATACAACTGGTATCTGCAACAAACACAGATAGTGTTGCAACAGCACGTATGGGTTTAGGTACAGATAATATTAAATATAGACTGTATTGCACAATAACCACTTCTGACGGATTAATATTTGAACGTACTGTATTCCTACGTGTAAGGGAAAAATAATGGCATATAACTTTCTTGGACTTGTAAATGAAGTAAACCGTAGGCTCAATGAAGTAGAGCTTACAAGTTCTAACTTTGCTACAGCTACAGGTTATTATAATACAGCTAAAGACTCAGTTAACTCTGCTATTCGTCACATCAATCACGAAGAGTTTGGTTGGCCTTGGAATCACGTAGAAGAAGAAGACATACTAACTGCAGGTGTCACACGTTATGGGTATCCTTATGATGCTAAAACAATTGACATGAATAGTTTTCGTATCAAACGTAATAGTAGCTTAAATATCACAACTACAAAATTGCAAAGTATTACATATCAAGAATATCTTGACAAGTATTCTGACTATGAGTACAATAGTGATACAGGTATACGTGGTAAACCAAGATACGTAAGTAGAACACCTAGTCAAGAATTTATTATATTTCCTACACCTGATAAAGCTTATGAACTAGTATATGAATATTATCGTAATCCTGTAGAGTTAGAATTA